ATTTGCTCCGATCTCAGTTCCAACTCCAAAACGCAGATGGCGTCAACCAGCCGCGCCGGCTGATCGTTAACGTCCGCGCAGCCAAACACCCGAAATGCATGAAATTCTTCCAGCAAAGCTTCGCTTTCCGGAGTAATGTACGAACGCGGGCACTCCTCCGCGGCGGCTTGCTTGCGCGCCCACACTACCTTTCGGGGAGCGCGCGCCGCATCCGGCAGCCAGCCGCATCGCCGGTTCTTCTCCAGACCGCTCTTCCGGCAGTCGTCGCATTTCCAAGCGGCCTGCTTTGCAAACTGAAAATGAAATGCGACGATTAGTTTTTTCGCTCTTCCTCACTCAATCCACATTGCGCGCGAATCGAGTCCACGATCTCTCGGGTCAGCTCGTCGGGGCCTTTGGCCGCGAGAAGTTCGGGAGTCGCCGGTTCTCCGTCAATCGTTAATCCGGCGATCTCCACCAGGCCCCAACCCAGAAAAACATCGTCGATCTCGTGGCTGAGCACGTTCGCCTCCAGGTGCTGCTGGATATCAGTTCCGGAGGAGAGAAACTCCACTCGCTTGCTCAACTCCCGAATCTTTCGGCTCAGTTCCATCCGTGCGCTAAAAGACATGCGCCGAATTGTGTAAGTTGCTCCCGAAACCGATTTTGACTTACACAGTAAAACACTCTCATATGCGACTATCCTGGCGTCAGGCGAACGCAAGAAAGATCTCATCATCTACGTCTCCTTGTGCGCGGCAGTTCTCAAACTGCCACTGCTGTCGCTTATCACTGTCCTCAAAGTGTGGTACCTGTAAGATCACTGAGCTCATGTAAATCGCGAACAGTTGTCCGCTCTGCTCGCCCAGCTGCAGCATCACACAGACGGGTGATTGTTGCCTTGCTGCCTGATAAAGACCCTGCGTGGCCGAATCGTCCTGTTGGTAAACGCTGAAATTGAGCGCGACGTTCCGGATGCCCGGCGCGATCGAACGCGCCAGGGTCGAACCATATTCATTCGCTCGCAAATCGAGCTGGTTGGAAAATGTCAACTGCGCATCTGTCACCGTAAGGAATTCCGTCGGTGCGACGCCGATCCATATTTGTCCCAAGTGACCCGGAATGATCGTGAAGTTAGTATCGGCAATCGCTGGTTCCGCCGGAAACGCGGTCAAGGCCGCCTGGCCACTTTCGAAGCTTGACGTGTCGACGATGTCGGCGGCCTGTCCCGAAAACTGAAACTCGTGGATGTCGCCGTTGATCTGCACTCGAAACTGATTTACCGCCGCTCCGGAAAATGCCCGTTGCACAGCGTCGCCGGGAGTCCAATAATCGAAGATACTCAAACTGCCCAGTGTTGAGCCCGGCGCATACGTTAAGGTGCGTCCCAAGGCCGCTCCGCTCGGCGGCAATTGAGTGAACGGCGCGTTGAGAACGATGGAGTTCGCATTGGCAACGGCCGCCACAAACCGGATCTCGCCTCCGCTGGTCACCGCTTGTCCCGGCGCCAATCCATGCGGCGTTGCAAATGCCAGTGCACTTCCGCTGGAGGCTGAGCTGATCGTGGCGCCGGCCCAACTGAGCGGCGGCTGGCCCATGCAAGCCTGGAACAACGGATCATGTGGTGGTGCCGCTGCGTCGTCCGGCCATGCGCTCATGTAGCTGCGCAATTCGAAGCTGGTGGATCTCCGTAGACCCGCGGGGAGACCGGCGAAGGTACGCGAGCCTGTTTTGTCCTGCCGGCTGATCTTTTCCGGTGTCTGTTTCGCCGTCAGCTTTACCGCTGGAATTCTGCTTTGCGCCGTAATCGCCGCAGCCGTCCCATAAGCACTTTCCAGTGCGACATAGAACCGGTTATTGTTTGATGATACGTATGCCATGATTTTGTTGCTGCCACCTTAGCTTCAGATGCTGATCTCCAAATCGAACTTGATCTTCGCTGTCTGCAGGAAACTCTTGCCTCCCGCTTTGGCGGGCCCGTACTGCACTTCATATCCGCCCGCGTAAAAATATCCACCGCCCCAGTCGCCGCGCGAAGCATCCAGAACCTGCGTTACGGCGTCCGCCATCAACTGGGACAAGTTATCTAAGCCGTCCAGCCGATCCTGCGTAACGCGAACTTCGGCCATCATCTCGGCCTGACCGGAGAACGTCCGGAATTTTTCCTGCAGCGAGTTCGACAGCTTCCCGCAGTAGATGTACACCGCCGGATAACTGAGACCCAACGCCCGATCCGATATCTCTGGCGCGACGTTCTGCGTCAGAACGTGCAGCGTCTGAAACTGAAGTTGGCTGCCCTCAATGTCAGCCGCAAGGCCTGCGATCACCGCGGGTAAACCATTCGCGGCGGAGAAGATTGCCGCCGCTTTCTGCGTGGCTGTCGTTCCAATCTGTCCCATGTCAACCTCGCTGAATTCTGCTTTCGTTCACTACCAACAGTTCCGGACCTTGCCCTCTTCCCGGCGGCCGGCCCGTGATTAATCCGGAGACGGGTAGAATCCAGGTCAGTGGAGACGGTAAGGACCCGGAATACTGCAAAGCCAGGGCGCCCGGGTCGGTACCGCCGTAGATGCTCCAACCCTGTGCATTTTCCGGTGCTGTCGCCATGGTCAGCACCGGAACGCTGCCGGCGCTGGTCGTCATGCTGACAACGTCGCTAGGCGCGCCTTCCTGCCCTTTCGCATTCTGCCAGGCCAAAGCAAAGTAGTAGGTCGCCGAGCTCGCGGCGCCATTGACCGCGGTGAGCGTCGGACAAGCCGCTTTTGGGACCGGATCATAAACCAGTTCGACGCCACCCAAGAGATACCGAATGGCTGACTCCCGAGCTAAGTTCTCGTACTGAGTTAGTTTAACCAGATAGCGGTCGTTTAACTGATTGCTATAAGCGTCGCTGTAGATCATCGCGATACTTGCCTCGGCGTGCCACTGCTTCAGCGGGCCTGAGGCAACCACATCACGCAAGTCATAGAGTCGCCGCCAGAGACGCTTTGGGTCCAGCCACGGATCGCGCAAGAGAAACAGCTTTATCTGATTGCCAATATCCTCTTGCGCCAGCTTCCGTTTTGCACTCGTATCTACGCCTTCCAGGGCCGCTATGTTGAGGATGGAACTCTCCCGGTCCTGAAGGTCCGATTCCTGGTTAAGGATGCCGTCCGTGAATAGAGCCATATTGACGCCTTTTTACTGCTTCTCGTCCCTGGGCGACCGCAGACTCTGCAAATCGCTTTCTGAGATCAAATTCACCTGTACTTTTGTCGCAAGTGTCGCCTGTTCCGCGGCGCGCCGCGCATCTGCGGAGGTCTTATAAAATGACGAAGCTTCTTCTTGCGTGGCCAATCGTCCCCGGCCTTCAACAATCGCCTGAGCGCCAAGGTGACGCGGCACTTCCGTCATTTGACCGCTTTTGCCTCCATCGGGCGTTGCGTGGCTCACCAGAACCACAAATTCGTCGGCAATCTCTTCTTCCGCCTTACGCAGGTTGTGGTAATACAATCTGAGATCCATGTGTTCTCCTGTAAATAGAAGGCGGGAAGAGAGATTCTCCCCTCCCGCCAGACAATTAACCTCACTAACTAGCTATTGACCTGCACACCAAAGCTGTTGCGTAATACTGCACAGCCATAGAGCACGTCCACTGTGAATTGCTGTGCCAGCGTGTTCGGCTGGTAGCTCATGATCACGCGGATGCCAAAGTTGCCCAGTTCCGCATATTCGGCAACTGCCCCGGTACCGGGCAGAGGTTGCGGGAGACGGCGCATCACAAGTCCCAGCCCGTTTCGAGAAAACGCCAGGTTGTGCGTCGTTACCGGGCCGCTTCCCGTCTTCGCCACAAACTGCGAACGAAATACGTAGAAGTCCTTGATCTTCCCCACAGCGCCATCGATCATGCTGCGCAGTCCCGCATCGCCCACGCTATAGAACTCGCTGAAGCGCGGTATTTGCCGCAGCGCCGAGTAAGTGTTTGGATCCACCACCAGAAACTTGTTGGCGCTTGCCGGAACTTTCGCCTGGAATAACGCTGTCTCGGCCGCGTCAACCACCGCTTCCGTAGGTGCAGTTGCTGGTGCCCCCACCGGCTGGTTGGCCGTAAACTGGCTGTATAAACCCAGCAGGTCTGTCTCTATACGCTCGGCCAACGCAACCACTGCCGGTTGCATATACAGCTTCAAAAGGTCCGGCACCGCCAGTACCTTGGTCACATCCGGAATCTGGAATGTGGCCTCGGCATGCGTGTTTAAGACAATCTGCGCGTTCCCCAGATTTGGGTTCTGCGTTTGAACCGTTCCGCCTTCCGCGATATTGTTTGCAACGAGCGTTGGCGGAATCGGTACGTTCACCGTGTCTCCGGCTTGCGCCAAAGTCGGTTCATAGTCCCGGTTCACCAGATTGCCCATCACTAAGTTGCCCATTAAAGCAGGCAGTGCATCCACCGCAACCAATTTCACAATCGCACTTGCGACGTTTGCTGATGTAATTATTGCCATCGATTTCTTTCTCCCTCTTTTTCTCAACCGGCGTGCTTCCGCCGGCGTTTACGTCCCCCGCATCGTGGCATTCGCCACGCGCGAGATTTCCTGACGCACTCGCTCCAGATCCTCTGGAGACATGCCTGGACGAATCTTGTCCAAGTCGAGCCCGCCGCCCGGTACAGCTTTCTGCACCGGACCCGTCCCCGAGCCGCCGGTGATCCTCGCCGGTAACAACTCGGGATTCTCATGCACGAAGTTGGACAGGTATTCCTTCAACGGAACTTCTCCCTGTTCGGCCCTGGCTACCAGGCGGCCGTCTTCTGCGCGCTGGATATCGTCTCTTACAACACGAAATGCCAGGTCGATCTTCGTAACACCCAGTTTCTGTAACTCGCCGCGAACCGTCGCGCTCTTCTCAGCTTCGTCAGCTAGCTTCCGGCTCTGCCGGTTTTCTTCAACCAGTTGATTGACGCGCTGCTCCAGTTGTTCCCTGCGCTTCCGCTCTTCCATGAGTTCCGCTTTGTGAGCCGGTTCCGTTCGCACTTGCTCCGTGCGGATAAACTCTTCAATCGCTCCCCGGATAATCGACCGTACATCCAGACCTTCTACTTTTGCTTCTTCCATAGTTCTCCTGTTACTTGTCTTCAAACTCCGTTTTCGATTTCTTGAGCTATCTCCTCTTTTACTTCTTGCCGCGCGTCACACAGATACTTCAGCGCCAGCTTCTGAAACACTTGCTTCTTTAAAGTGGGTGAATCGATTCCCAGCGCTAGTAACTGCTGGGCGTCCGCCAGTTCGGCTCCGAAATCGCCGATGTCGAACTCATCCATCGCTGTGACGTCGATCGCCAGGTCGTCCTCGCGCGCCGCTTCAATCGCCCGAAGCACGCGCTTCATGCTGTCCTTCACCGCGTCTCCGTAGGCGCGAAGTACCTCGTTGGTGATTGCGAAATCACGCTGTTTGCTCAAACCCGATTGCAACGCTCCACCGGAAAGCCCGCCCCCGGCTTGCGCCAGGTGACAGACTCGATATATCTCCTCCTGCAATCGCGTCAGATTGTCCGTGGCGATCTGATAGACATTGCCCTGGGGCTCCGTCCAACCAAAACGGTCTTGTGGACCTAGTTGGATGTAATACGATTCCCCCATCATCTGGTTCCAGGTCCGCTCGGAGTACACCACCGGCATTGCAAACAGACCCATCGTCAGGGCCCATCCCAGCGCGTTGGATTTGTTGAAGTGCTCTAGTTGCAGCGAGGCGGCTTTGTTCAGCAGCCACATCCCCTCCGCCACATCTAAATCAAATAGCGGCACCCGATTCTGTTTCGCTAGACCGTGCACGCCTTCGGCGATCAATTCAATACTGGACGGCTCGCCGCTTGTTTCCAGCTGGTCATAAATCCGGTAGGTCGTTTTGTCGTAATAAACCCAGCGCGTCTGTCTCGTCCACTGGGACTTGTGGATGCTGTCTTTTCTCAGGCCCGAAGTCCGCAGCACTACCCATTCGTAGTTCCCTTCTTGATCGCGGCTCCAGTTGATTAAGTCGTCCGCCGAATAAGCCACTAGATAGGCCTTCGATCTCCCCTCGGCGTCTTCCTGCGCCCTGCTCTCAACCGCATGGGCGATTCGCGGAAAGTCCACCACTATGTGGCTGCGGCCACAGATCAACATGTCCACAAACTGCTTGCGAAAGAATTCTGCAAACTGAGTTCCCTTCAAGTCGCAGTTCTCCGTAAACTCGTTGTAGAATTGACGGGCCCGGTCATTTTTTCCATCGAACAGAATCACCGGCTCACGCCGGAACAACGTCGCCGTGTACCAGTCCACGATCGATCCGGCGTAGTTCTCGTAGAACGCGCGAGACAGCCGCTCGGCATAGAGTTCACCGCCTTCTTTATGACGTCTGACCAGGTATCTGTCCGCGTGTTCGAGAAAAGTCTCGCCGCCTGCATAAAGGTCTCGGTACTTTCGCCACATCAGCCGCTTGGCGGCATACTCGGGATGTTCTCTCTCAATGTCGGTTGCGCTGAATGTCTGAATCATTCTTGTCGTCCTCGTTTAAAATAAGCGCCCGGCTTGCTCGCCAAAGGGCGGTTGCGGCCGGCATTCTTGCCAGATCAAATAGCCCAACGCGTCGGAAGCGTGGGTTCTCTTCGGATCGCGTTCTTTGTCGATTACTCCGCTCTCGGACTTGTAAGTCACTTCCTCAAAATCGCGAATCAATTCTTTGCACCGCGGGTCAACAACCAACTCCACCTCTTCCAGTGCCGACCACAGTTTTGCGTTCACCAGGCCCACCCGTTCCCGTACGCTCGGATTTGACGGCGGCACGTTGTAACCGACATCCCGATACCCCGCCTTTCGCAGATATTCGCGAATAATCAAGTAGTCGGAACTCCCGGTCGTCTGCCTTCTTTGTCCAGAAGCGTCCCCGTATACAAACAGCGGGATCATTGCGTTTGGATACCGCGAGCGGAATTCCTCGCAGGCTTGTTCGGTCGTAGCGTGTTCCAGCACAATCTCATCAAGAACGTGAAATTCCGTGCCTACTCTCTGCGCAATCACCGACGACATCGGATTCACGTTGAAATCCAGCGCCCAGTACAACGCCGCCCGCGTATCCATCTCCAGCTTCCTTACGTTCCGGCTGCGGTCAAAACTCGTGTAAACCAGCCCCGCGTGCCGGTTCAGATAGGCTCCCAGCACTTCCTGTTGGAAAAAGTGCCGGTCGTAACTGCTTTTCAGCCGCTCATAATAGTCCGGGATGCCGTCCAGGATGTGCCGATTTTCAAACGGTATCGCCTGGACAACTTCGTAACCTTCAATGCGATCTCGAATGAACCTCCGGTACACCCAGTCAAATCCTTTCGGCGTCCATACTCCGAACCCGCAAAGACGCTTCGCCTTCGGGTCTCGCAAACGCCCTTCCAGCCGTAGCCAAGCTTCCTCCCCGGTGTACGTAAGCTCATCCACTCCGAACCACGCCAGATTCGTGCCTCGCAATCGCTCAAACTCGTCTACAGACCGCAGCAGAATCTTTGATCCCGTGTCCTTCATCACCAGGTACGATTCAGACCGGTTCCATTCGTATGGCAAATCTGCCGCCATTAACACGGCCAGTAACCCCGCCACGGTCGCATCCCGCAACATCGGATAAGTCGGTGCCCCAATCAATCCGAGTCCGCCCGGATTGATGTAACTCAACTTAATCGCTTCCTGACACAGTGCTTGACTCTTGCCGGATCCCACCGGCCCCGAAAATCCTTTAAACCGAGCCTTCGATCTATGAAACAGAGCTTGAGAGCGAAGCGGAGAATACGGAATTTCTATTCTTCCTCTGGTTCTACCCATCGGATGGTGTTCTCCTTCGACTGCCGGGTATCGCGGGTTTCTTTTAGCTCCCGACTAAGTTGCAGTAGTCGCAAGAGATCCGCCGGCGTTGACTCTTTCAGTAAAGTCAATTGCTCTTCCTTGAGTACCTTTTCGATCAGTCGCTCAATGCGTTCTTTGTGTTTGCTGGCCATCTACGGCTCTTCCCCATAAAAAAGGGGCGCTCCCACCCGGGAAGCGCCCCGCCACAGCACTCTCTCTGAATCTAAGTTACCAGCTCACTTGCTTTAGCCAGACTAAGGAAAACTGCAACTAACTGAAAACAAGGGAAATGTTGTCGTCACTTTTCAGTGACTGTTATTTTGCGTCTTACTAGGCTGTCTCGATCCTGGCTGCCTGTTCGAGCCCGCGCATCTTGATTTCCTGCTGTCTTATCTTGAACTTCTGGACTTTCCCCGTCACTGTCAGGGGGAAGTCTTCGACGAAGCGAATATACTGCGGAATCTTGAAATGCGCGATCTTGCCGCTGCAGAACTGCCGGATCTCTTCTTCGGTGGCCGGTTCCTTCAACCGAATCCAGGCTGCCACTACCTCGCCCAGCTTGATGTCGGGCAATCCTACCACCTGCACATCGGCCACCTTCGGATTCGTATGGAGGAACTCTTCTACCTCCCTCGGATAGACATTCTCGCCGCCTCGAATAATCAGGTCTCTGGCACGCCCGGTAACTCGCACATACTCATCTGTCCGCATGGTTGCTAAGTCGCCCGTATGGAGCCAGCCGTCGCCGTCGATCGCGTTCGCCGTTGCTTCTGGCTCCTGATCGTAACCCTTCATCACCAGATAACCGCGCGTGCAGAGTTCGCCCTGCTCTCCCACGTCCACCGTTTCGCCCGATTCCGGCCGCACGATCTTGATTTCGGTGTTTGCGCAAGCTTTGCCGACAGTCGCCACGCGCCGTTCTAGAGTGTCATCCACTCCGGACATGCTGATCACCGGCGAACTCTCCGTTTGTCCGTACATGATCGTCATTTCCGGACAGTGCATCTCGTTCACCACCCGCTTCATCACTTCAATGGGGCACGGCGCCCCCGCCATCACTCCGGTCCGCAGCGAATGGAAATCGAAACGGGCGAAATCGGGATGATCCAGTTGAGCGATAAACATCGTCGGCACGCCATAGATCGTGGTCGCTCGCTCCGCCTCAATCGCTTCCATCGTCGCCAACGGCTCAAAAGTCGGCGCAGGCAGAATCAAGGTTGCACCGGTCAGTACGCTCACTAGACTCCCCGCAACACAGCCGAAACAGTGATAGAGTGGCACCGGCACGCAGATACGATCGCGCTCCGTTATCTTCATCCCCTCCTGGATGACGCCCGCGTTGTTCATGAGGTTCGAGTGTGTCAGCAATACACCTTTCGGCGACCCCGTCGTGCCAGACGTGTACTGGATATTCGTAACGTCGTCGGCGCTCGCCGCGCAGCCTTTGGGTATTGTTCTGCCCTTCCGTAACATCGCTTCCCACTGATCCGAGCCCAGATAGATGGCGTGTTGTAATTCCAGATCCTGCCCCGCTCGCGCCTCCGCCAGGATGTCTCCATAGTTCGATCGCCGATCTTTCTCAAACAAGAAGATCGCCCGCATTCGCGACTTCTTCAGCACATAGGCAAGCTCATACGCGCGATAAGCAGGGTTCACATTCACCAGCACTGCGCCTATGCGCGTGGCGGCCAGCTGCAGCACCACCCACTCCACGCAGTTGGTGGCCCACACTCCCACCCGGTCGCCCTTCCCGAGCCCTAACCCCGCTAGACCACGCGCCGTTTGTTCCGCCTGTTCAAACAGCGCGGAAAACGTCAGCCGCGCATTTTGATGCCGGGAGATCAGAGCAGTGTGGTTCGGATGGCGTTCTGTTGTTTGTTGCAGAGCGTCGAAAATGGTGCCCTCAAACAACGGCCGGTCGGGTCCCTTGGA